AGTGCTTTGACGTGGTCCTTGAATTCTCCTTTGAAACCTGAGCTTTTCTGGTAGCGGAGGAAATCATAACGTAGAACAACGGCAGAATGGATTCCGTTACCGAGAGCGGTTTGCAAAATGCCTGACATGAAGAGATTGTACAAAGCAACTATGGTCCCGCCTGTATTTACAAGGGGAACCATTGGAAGAACTAAGATTTTCTTGAGCAGATCAATGTCTTCCTCAGTCCATTCGCAATGCTGAGCAACTTTTGAGAAGACTCTGGGGTCTGTTGTTTTCAGTTGGGGGCTGTGAGTCATATCGTACTCCTGGAAATCGCTATCGAAGCAATTGTTGATGAACTCTTCTGTGTAGAAGCCCTTGCATGCATCATACCACTCAGGTCCAACTCTATTTAAGCCAATCGCTGTTTCTGACTGAGCTGGATTACTTCTCCAGATTTCCATCAGTGCCCTAAGGACTTTACTTGTGATAAGGTATTCCGTCAGACCCACTACTGTGAACATTCTGGAAAGGTACATTTTGGTTGGCTTCACTGGCTCGTCTTTGAGACAGCCTTCGTTGACAATCCCGCTGTTTTGTCCTTTCTTCACTCTTTCGAGGGCTAATTCGACTGATAGTTGTGTTTCGGCTTTCATCGTGAGTTTTCCTTCTTCATCTTCGTTGTAGTAGAAAGATTTTGGCATGTATCCTGGGCCTCCGCCAGAACCTGCCATCTTAGTCCTGCAAAGGGGCGTGTCTTCAATTCCATTGAGCGTCTCATCCCACGTTAAAGGCCTGTTGAGAGGAAGGTTGGGATATTTCTCCTTGGTGCTGTCAACTAATGAACAAACATCTGCGGCATACATGTCGGTAGCCTGCATAAGCATGACATTGTCAACGACTGGCTTTTCTTCTGTGGATTTTCGGATTACCTTGTGGTACGTTCTTCTCATGCGCATGAGCGGTTTGAGTTTCGTATTCTTGAGACCCAGGCATTTCCGAGCAGCGCCCCAATTGGGGTTCAGACGTAAGTCTGAGGAAGGGCTCCTACGGACAGGGATCGATCCCAACGTCTCGATTCTTCCTTCTGTGAAAAAATTAGAAGGGTGTCTTTTCTCCGTCTTGTCTTCGATCTTCTGGTGGAAGCCCAGAACGTTCCCCGAAAATTGTGTGAACTCCACTGGTCGCACATATCCGAATTTGGTGTGCAATTTCTCTTCGGCCGCTTCAATGTCATTTTTAGAGATCATCGCCAACACTCCAAAAGTTGTCTTGTTGCCAGCTATGTGAATGCCGGCAATACAGCGAGGTGAGGCGTTGAAATGATACAATGTTCCACACAGCCCGGCTGCAGTTCCAAAACTGGCTTGAGTCTTGATGAGGTCCTGTGCCATCAGGGTCATTCCGTTAACAGTGTAGGACAATTTCTCAGTCAACCATTGGGCTTCCATAGAGAGGCATTGAGGCTTGCTGTCATCTAATCTTCGAGTGACTTGGTTGACATAACAGGTGCCATTGCCTCTTGTTGTGGGAAAGAATCTAATGAGATCTGGTAACATGCCGAGGTCGAGGTTGGGCATGTAAATGAGGACTGCATCCTTGCTCTTAACTAATGCCATGTTATCAAAACCTGCTTTGATTTTTACCACTCTTCCATTTCGCATGTGGTCAGTGATCTCGAGGTTCCTCTCCACCAAATCTCCTTTCTCGACGAAGGCGTGAACGACTGTCATTCCTACACAGCTGTTGAGCATGGTGAGAATTGTGCGGCCAGCTCCGTAATCCATTACAAAAGTGTTGCGAAGTAACTTGGCCTGCATGTCAACTGCAGAGATAGTTTTGGCACAATGATGGCCACTGGGACGGACCCTTACAGGGTCTACCCAGATGTTCTCTCTTTTCTGTTCGACTTTTTGGACTTTGTCAAGAGTCACTGCCTCTGCCGCTTCTTCGGATTCTGCTACTGCTCCTTGAAGAACATCTGCAATTGTGGGTTCTTTCTTTGGTTTGATGGCCTTGCGTGCAATCGGTAGGAAATAATCAGCTGCCATTTTCATAGCATATTTCGTCACGAGGCCTCCTGCCATAAGCAGCAGCGCTTTCTTCAGACGATCTGCGTCAGTGAAATAACTTCCTTTTTGTGATAGGAAGTCTCCGAACATTGAAAGAGCAGACACGGGAGAGAGTGACAGAACGCGAGTGAGACTATTCCTTAGCTTGCGGGAAAGATGAAGTACCAAACTGCCAAAGACAAAAGTTACGAAACCCGCATACACTTCTGCAACCTCATCAGACAGAAACAGAACAATAATGCCGCAGAGAATCAACACCAGCGCTACAACTTCAACCAGTTGATGCCTCCAAACAAAGCTGACCAAAGAAGACGTCCAACCATCGCCCATGATCTGGAGGTACATCCATGATGCTGCTCCTTGGGTCACTGTCGGTTTGGTTGGAGTAACATCTCCAAACCACGCGTGTTCCATAAGCCTGGCTTCTGCCGACGCATCCGACAAGCAGTCGTCTGAATCCTCGCTCAATACAGATACTTCGTCTTCGCTGTCTGAGTCATCAGCTTCTTTAGCTGTCATCGCATCAAGTTCGTCCAATTTCTTCTCGGTGTTTAAAGGACAGTCGCAGATATCAGAAGTCATTATGTTGCATGCGCACATCTTGGTTTTCGTCTTCTTAAGGCGCTTGCGAAGCATGTCTTTTTCGTGCTGATTGTGCTCATCCATGTATTTAAACATTTCGACGAGTAGCTCTCTGATCTCCATCCATTCACCGAGAGGTTGGATTTCCCACACCCTATTACCTGTGTCGCGATATTGCCATCGTTGATAGAGACAGTGCTGACCACCTGGTGGAATGGGAACTCCCTTTCGGACTTTGCCTTGTGGGCATGCGTACTCCGGTTTTATCTTCATGTCGAAACAGAATCCCAGCCTCCGGTAATAGGAGCCTGGTTCCAGAGTAGCTGTGGGCTCAGGGTACTGGTTCTCGCAAGACCATGTTGCGTCATTGAGAAAAAAATGTGCTCCTTTGTCTGGCAAGTCTGCTTTGACCATGGCTTTGCAATCCGTATTTACGGCTTCAAGATATGCCTCTTCAATCGTTTTCTTTCGATGTTCTGCCTTGAGATTGTTACAATCATCAAACACCACGTCGGAGGTCGCTGACGTGACTCCGGTGTGATACTGGTCAGATAAGGAGATCTTTCCAATCTGCAGATAATCTTCACGGTTTTCTCTCTTAGCATTTAGCTTGATGAGGTAGTTGAGTAAAACTGACTTACCAATTCCTGCAGGGCCTCTGAGAGAGACCGAGGTTGGTTCCTTCTTGGATCCTAGACTCCTTACGATGAGGTGCATTGTGCTTTGCATCTTCAGACACTCAGTGTAGCGTGTTTCATCAAGAGTTTTGGACCTTCCACTTTTAACTACCTTGCTGTATTCTTGAGTGAGGGATCTGACTCTGTTACAGAGTTCAGTGATGGCGTCGTACGAGGATTTTTTCGTTCCTGCTTTAGTTTGTCGCACCAGATCTGACAGCTCAATAAATTTCGCTGTCTTTAGGTCTGGCACAATCAATGCTTTCAGAACTCCCGTTAGATTGCCAGTCTTACTCGCTGTATACATTGCACTGGATGATTTCAACATTGTTGACAATATGGCTTGGATAGATATCCCGCCTTTGCGCAGAAAATTGAAACTTGATTTGTAGGCGTCAATGTAAGTCTTAGAATCTTTGAGGTCGTAGAAGAAAATGGGGGTGATAGCTAGGAGGGAGAGGAATCCTGTAACTCCTTCGTGCATGGGTGATTTGTCCAAGGTTGCCATGTTGGAGAGACTATCTTGAATGGTCTCCAACCAACCAGGAATTTGGTCATCCTTGCCGTCAGCTTCGAGGCCAAACATCACCTGAAAAGACCTCAGGATTTCATCGAATGCTCGAACAGATTGTTTCCTGTTCATCTTGAGCAATTTTGTGACGAAATTCTTCACCATGCAACCATAATACAGAGCACATTGCACTCTGCCGCGTTCATCAACAGAAGGACCCATCCAAATCTGGCGCATTAAGTCCACGCAATCATAGAGAAAATTATCTCCAGTTATCGCGTTGAAAATGTCGTCACCAAAGATTCCTCCGCCAAATGTTTTGACGAAATCTATCGGATCAGGATCTGGGTCTTTGACGCTGGAAAATTTTATTTTCTTGATGGGAACATCACTTTCGATGGTTGACCCACTGAATTCAGTGGGTGATACCGAAACGGCGTCTTCGTTGGTTTTTTCTGCTTCCCACTCGCCATACATCATTATTCTCTTAGCTCTAGGGCGACTTCTATCAAACAACATGACAAGTCGTTCACCAAAAGCTCGCTGAAGTTTCCATACTTTCCAGTAGAGAGCATAGACGGGAGCGAAAAAGAAATCGTCACAGTCAGAAAGGTATTCGCAAATGAGCCAAAGAAAGATCATGCTGAAAGCCAAAATTTTTGGGTTGCTGTAAAGACCTGTGGTGTAGATTCTCATTTGCAAAACGAGAATGGCGATCTTTGAGACAGAGATTTTGCTGTGCACGTATTCTTTGACAGGATGAGCGGCGTCGATGGCTCTTTTGTAGATAGGAACTGCTTTCGCGACGGGGACATCGAAATGTCCTTCGGGCTCAAACTTATCTGTTTCTACGTGGAGCTCGCCTTCTTCATACATTTCAGTGAGTGTCTTTTTGGCTTCTAGGACTGTGGAAGCTAGTCTGCTCTTGCGTGCCTTGCGCTCAAAATATTTGGTCACGAAGGAATCTAGAGTGTTACATAGCTTTTTTCCGACAGGGCATTCAACGACGAGATAAGAAAAGATCATCAGTACGAAGAACATTGAAGTCATTAAGAATGAAGACTGTTTAGGGTCAGGAATTGGTTGATGACATTCATGGTTGAATTTAGGAACCGGTATTGCTCCGTCAGCGAGAGTTGCCAAAAATACAAGAGTGATGGCAGTAGCTGTGGATCTACCACGGCTGCCTGCCTCCACAACTGGAATCTTGCTGAGAACAAAAACGACCATGGAAAAAAGAACCGCGAAGCTACCAAACCAAAAATGTTCCGGTTTTTCAAGACCATTTGTCCCACAAGCTTCGGTGTTACGAATGAGAAAAAGAAAAAGACCGGCACTGATGACGGCTCTGCTCCCTGCGCGGGTGCCAGAGATTTGTACAAGTCTCTTATGTTCTCCAAAACCATTGGCGTGTGGATCAAACTCAAGGGCTCCTGTTTCGTAATGGGCATTTCCAATATTGGAAATTTCTATCCGGAATCTCTCACACATATTTTTGTATGCTTCGAGAATATGTGGATTGCCAAATTCGATGAGTTGCCAGTTGAGGAAAAAATTTTTTGTGAAG